AGCCTACGATCAGTGATGTACCTGATATACTGCTTTACTTCCTCTTTACTAAGTCCTGTAACGCCACCAGTAGAAAATGCAGATTCAATAAAAGCATCTTCCAACGAAACCATCTTCTCTGCAATCGTATAGATTTTAGATTTAAGCTCATCGTTCCACACCCCTTTGTTCTCTTTAATGTAAGTCCTGAACAACTCAATCATACCTTCAGCGTGCTGTGTTTCATCAACAATAGACCACTGAATAATCTGACCCATACTACGAAGCTTACCTTGTCTGCTGAAGTTCAACAACATAATGAAGCTGGAGAACAACTGCATACCCTCAGTAAATGCAGAGAATACAGCAATGTTCTCCGCAATCTTACTAGGCTCTGTAGAACCGTCCATACGGGCTTCAATGTACTCGTGCTTATCTCGCATACACTCATAGTCCAAGAAAGCCTTGTAGGTCGTCTCAGGCAGTCCTAGAGTCTCTATCAAATGAGAGTACGCTGCAACGTGCAGAGCTTCTCTGGCTGCAAAGCCTAACAACATCATCCTAACTTCTGGAAGATTGAAGTAGGGCAGATAAGCCTTGGTGTATCCTTCAGCAACATCAATGTCACCTTGAGTAAAGAATCTAAAGATTTGAGTAACAAACTCTTTCTCTTCTTTGGTTAGTTTATGCTTCCAGTCTGCAACGTCTTCTGTGAAGGGCAACTCAGTATGCAGCCAGTCAAGGTTTATGCCATAGGCGTGACCAGCTCCATATATGACATATAACAGGTCTGTCAGGGCATCAGCGATCTCTACCATGTCACTGTAGTAGACAGCCTCAATAAGTTCTTCAAATTCTTCTTTGATAAGACTCAAGCGAAGATTCTGAGTATCATGGTCAGGGAACGTTGGAGTCTCATGTACGTCTTGTTTAAAAGTCATCATGAACTCTGCTACTTTGTCGAAGTTGGTTGTCATATTTTCCTTAGAGATAAAAAAGCCTACATAGAATAAACTATGTAGGCTATGTTGTCAATACTTATTCACAAGCTAGGCAAGCTGTTTCTTCATCAATAACTCTGCGAACAACTTTGTTATTCACTTTGTCTGCTTTACCGATCTTCTCAGAACGACAGTAGTACAAAGTCTTCAGTCCCATCTGCCAAGCTCTCAAGTGTACATTGTGGATGTACTTAATTGAGTCATCAGGTCTAAAGAACAAGTTAATACTCTGTGCTTGGTCAATATATTCCTGACGATCAGCAGCGTGTTGAATAATCCACTGTTGATCTATTTCCATTGCTGTCTTAAATACTTCTTTCTCGTGTTCTGAGAAGAAGTCTAAGTGCTGAACAGAACCTTCATTACTAACGATATCTTCCCAAACCTTCTCAGGTGTCAGTGATATCTTCTTTTCGCTATAGTATCTGTTAATAATGCTATCGAGAAACCTGTTACGATTAATACTACTCCCACTAAGGGTATCTTGACGATAGGCGTTAGCCCTGAAAGGTTCCACAGATGGGGAAGTGTTACCCATAATAATGGAGCTACTAGCATTGGGGGCAATAGCCATGAGATGGCTGAAGCGTCTGTGTACAGCCCCTGACTCAACAGCGTCAGGGCAACTACCACGCAATATACCAAGTAAGCTGTTAGCAGCATCTAATTTTTCCCTTACATGTTTGAAGATTCGTTTGTTTAATCCTACTGCCATTGGCGATTCAAAGGCAATCATTTTCTTTTGTAACAAGGCATGGAAGCCTAGCGCACCAATACCAATACTACGTTCACGCATAGCACTGTAGACTGCTCTGTTGATCTCTGTTGGTGCATTAGTGATAAAGTAGTCTAGTACATTATCAAGCATTGCAGCAACATCAGTGAGAAAAAACTTATCATCTTTCCACTCATCCCAGTACTCTAGATTAACACTACTAAGACAACACACAGCAGTTCTATCTTTGTTCTGGGCTAGTGTAATCTCACTACACAGGTTACTACCGTGGCACTTCAAACCCATAGCCTTCTGATACTCTGGCAAAGCCTTGTTAGTAGTATCAATGAAGTGCAGATAAGGTTCTCCAGTTGTCATACGCAACTCAATAATCTTCATCCACAATTCTTTAGCAGATACTGTCTCGTAGACTTTACCATCATTAGGATTGATTAAATCCCATGAGTCATCTGCTTTAGGGTCTTTAGTACAACGCTCAATAATCTGCATAAAGTTATCAGTGATGTTGATACCATGATGTAGGTTATGACAGCGACTATTAACATCCCCTGTAGGCTTACGCATCTCAAGAAACTGTACAATGTCAGGGTGGCTAATATCAAGATACATAGCATAACTACCACGCCTTGTTGTCCCTTGTTTATAAGCCAAGCAAGCACTATCGTACACCTTCAGGTGAGGCATAACACCTGTAGACTTACCATCACTGGCACGTATGCCTACAGAGATACCTACACCACCTCCCATCATCGACAACCAATTAGTCTCTGACAGGGTATTAACTAGCCCTGCTGCACTGTCATCCATGTAAGGCAAGAAGCAACTAATAGGCATTGCTTTAGGGTCTTTTCCAAAGGCTAGAATAGGTGTGCTGAAACTAAGCCAATGCTTACTAGCATAATCATAGAGTCTCTGAGCATGGAAAAGACAACTACCAAAGGCTTCTGCAACATAAGCAAACCTATCTTGTGGACTCTTTTCTTCAGGACGCATATAAGACTCTTTGAGCCTCTTTAGTCCCAACTCATCAAACAAATTATCTCTGCTATAATCAACAACCAATTGTGTCATATTCTTCCTCATCGTTATCATCTAATTCTTCCTGTAGTTCCAGGTCAGTGGTCGTAATAATCATTTTACACCTCTAAAAAAGTTATAAGTTCATCAAGGTAATGTGAAGCCTTCTTCAGATCTTCTACACCGTTCTTGTCTTGGTATCGAAGAAGATATTTAAGAACATTACCACGTAGAAAACCTTCGTACTCTGCCTTGCTAAAGTTAGCCTTCATAATCTCAAAAGGCTGAATAGGCATATCAGCATAGTGTGTACCACCAACCTGCATATCATCATCTCCTTTTTCAAAACGGTGTCCAACACACCCTCTATTGGACAGTTTTACACACAAAGCCCCGTCAAAATTAGCAACACAGCTTTTACAAGCGGCTCCTAACTCCTTGGCTAGTATGTGTTCTACTCTATTGTACTTTTTACCATCTACAACTTCATAATGAATACCTTGTTCCTCCTCAATGTAGTAACGATTAGGACTAGAACAATCAGCACCCAGTATAGCACATAGTTCGTCATCATCGTCAGCTACACAGTGCTTACAAGCACTACCTGACTCTAATGTAGTAGCGTGCAGAATCGGGAAGTACTTCTTACCGTTTACGATTACAGTTTCCATTTAGTCCTCAAAGAAGTGTTTAACCATTAAAAAAATTATACAGAGCAGAGGAACGAATGTCAAGAAGATAGTGAACAATTCATCAAGCATATTTGCCTTTCAAGTATTTAAGACTAACGAACATCTCATCAAAGCTACCGTTATCAACTTCGTTAAGCACTACAACACCTCTCCAGTGCTTGTTGCCTTGTATGCCCATGTAGTCCTCGTTGTGATCGTAACAGCTACCTGCAATGATACAGGTGATGCTGGAGCCATCTGCTTTGCGTCCATAGGCTACTTGTCTGCCCTGCTGATGTCCTACTACACAACTCATGTGAGTCTTGTTTACCATCTGCTGTGCAGTCCCTATAGGACGTCCCATAGAACCAGAAACCATATAATGACTATAAGCAACACCATCAATTACAACAACCTCTAAGAAGTCTTTTACATCCCATCCTTGTTCCTCTAATCCAAGATCATCATAGGACAAGAATCCTTCTAGTTTCCTGTCAGACTCAATAGCCCTCATAATTCTTTCTTCGTGGTTGCCTAAAGTGAATACCATTCTAGGCTTCCATTGCTTATCCTTATTGCGAATAAGTCTCATTTGCTCATTTCTGATGGGTTGCAGCAAAGTTTCCATTGCCTTCTTCCCTGCTTCAAGGTCATCGTTAAGACAACGACCTTCAAAGGATTTCTTACCGATATCATAAACACTCAACGAAGGCATATCGAAGAAGTCACCAATGCAGACAATAACATCAGGCTTCATATCAACAATGTACTTACCAACAGAGGTAAGGAAGCTGTGTGTGACTATCAAGTCTCAGCTTACATACTCTAGCGAAAGCCATCAAGCTACCTGTCCAAATCCACTCAGTCATCATGTTTTGTGGTAAGAACATACGAGCCTGTTCAGCACATACACCTGCATTGAGCATTTGCTTATACAGGTAAGCACTATCGTTTACAACGTGTTCAGCCTCAGTGTATCGCCAGTCAGTTAAGTCTAGTGTCTGGTCGCTAGAGCCTTGCTTTACATTGTCAGCCTTTAGACGCAACGTAGGGGGCATATAGAACTCTGGTTCAAAGTCTACATACCTACGTGACACTTCATTCCACACAAGCCCTACTTGGTGCTTTCCAAGCTGTCTAGCAACAAAGATAGGTGCTTTGATTCTAAACTGGAGACTAGTATGGGCAAAAGGACTCCAGTGATTATGCTTTGCCAGATACTTAATTAGTTTATCATTCTGTTCATCAGTGAAGTTAGTAGCATCTTTAGCGAATGATACCCTTGCTGCATTAGCTACACCATCATCACATCCCATCGTATCAAGCAGGGATACTTCCATCTTTGCCATTCTGTAACCTC